TTCAATGACAAGGCAAAAGCAATTCAAGTTTGCGTCAACCGCTTTGATGATGAAACCAAAACTGCTTTTATCGAACTCTATGATAAAGTAGATGCTGATTTCCAAATGCCCATTGACGAACCACAAGCAAACTGATAGAATATGGGGAGGTAAAACTATCTCCCCTCTTTATTATGGATGAGTATCCTTACAACGAGTTCTCCCTTACTTTGAACTCTGATGACATGATTGAAATTAAAAAAACACCAATGAGTATGACTGAACGCACCAATCATCTTTGGAAATACAATGAAGATAAAATCCTGAAAGATATTCAGGATTATGTGACTAGCACATATAAGAGTCACTACTGTGGACATAATGATGACTACAGTGATATTCAAACTATCGATCTGATGGCAGCAAAAGATCTCGCCGCACACTTCTGCCAAGCAAATATTCTCAAGTATGGTAGTCGTTATGGTGATAAAGATGGACGTAATAAGCGAGATTTACTCAAGGTAATTCATTATGCTATGCTCTTGCTTCACTTTGATGGACATTATTCTCGAAAAGATAATGGTTTGACTGAATTCCGTTGATAATGAAACTGAAACCTAAAACTATGAAACTCTCTGACAAAACTCTGACTCTGCTGAAGAACTTTTCTTCCATCAATCAATCCATCCTGTTTAAAGAAGGAAAAAATCTTCGCACGATTTCTGTGATGAAGAATATTCTTGCAGAAGCAACAATTGAAGAGGAACTGCCCAAAGATTTTGGTATCTATGATCTCAACCAGTTTCTGAATGGTTTGAATCTGCATCAGAATGCTGAACTTGATTTCCAGAATGATGGTTATGTCGTTATAAAAGAAGGTAAGTCCCGTTCTAAGTATTTCTTTGCAGATCCTAATGTAATCATTACACCGCCCGAAAAGGAAATCGTTCTGCCCAGTGAAGATGTTTGTTTCCTTCTTGATACCAAAGAACTTGATAAACTCCTTAAGGCTGCTGCTGTTTATCAACTTCCTGACTTGTCTGTGGTTGGTGAAGCAGGTGTTGTGAAACTGGTGGTTCGTGATAAGAAGAACGATACTTCTAACGACTTCTCTGTGGTTGTTGGTGAAACCGATGAAGTGTTCTCCTTCAACTTTAAGGTAGAGAACATCAAGATTCTTCCTGGTTCTTATGAGGTGGTTATCTCAAGTAAACTTCTGTCACGATTTAAGAATACTTCCTTTGATGTGACTTATCATATTGCTCTGGAGCCTGATTCTACTTTTGGTTGATGAACATTTTTGTCACTTCCCCTTGGCCTGCTGAGAGTGCCATTTGCCTTCCCGATAAGCACGTTGTCAAAATGCCCCTAGAGTGCTGCCAAATGCTCTCTATCGTGGCATCAGACAAGTGGGGACACGGTTACGGCACTCTCCCTAAGGCAGACGGAACCCCCTACAAGACCGAGAAAGGAGCATTCCGCAATCATCCCTGTACCAAGTGGGCACTGGAGAGTATCCATAATGCCTACTGGTTAATCAAGTGGGGATTGAACTTGTCTGATGAATACTGCCTGCGGTATAATAAAACTCACTCCTGCTATAATACTCTTGTTGATGCATACTATTTGTTTCCCAAAGGTAAGATTACAGAGGTGACTCCATTTGCTCGTGCTATGCCTGAGGAATGGAAGTTTGACAAAACTATTGATACGTTTGAAGCATATAAAAGGTATATTGCATCCAAACCTTGGGTGTCTGAAAACTATCTCCGTATGCCACAAAGAAAACCCGATTGGATTTGATTATGACAAGTGAATTTCTTTTTGTGGAGAAATACCGTCCTCAAGTAATTGATGACTGTATTCTTCCTGATGAAACTAAAAAAACATTTAAGGAGTTTGTGGAGAAGGGAGAGATTCCGAATCTTCTTCTTGCAGGTCCTCCTGGTATTGGCAAAACCACTATTGCTAAAGCACTATGCAATGAATTAGGGGCAGATTTTTATGTCATTAACGGATCCGACGAGGGACGTTTCTTGGATACTGTACGAAACCAAGCAAAGAACTTTGCTTCGACCGTCTCACTTACGGGATCTTCTAAACACAAAGTCATCATCATCGATGAGGCTGACAACACAGGGAACGACGTACAACTCTTACTACGGGCGAATATTGAGGCGTTTTATAACAACTGTCGATTCATCTTCACCTGCAACTACAAGAACAAAATTATTGAACCTCTTCACTCCCGATGTGCAGTCATTGACTTCACAATCAAGGGGAAGCAAAGAGTTCAACTTGCAGGTTCTTTCTTTCAACGACTCCAATCAATCTTGGATGAGGAAAGGATTGAGTATGATCAAAAAGTCGTTGCAGAACTGGTATCAAAACATTTCCCTGATTTCCGAAGAGTTTTAAATGAAATTCAGAGGTACTCTACTGGTGGAAAGATTGATTCTGGTATTCTTGCATCTTTCTCTGACGTATCTGTAAATGATCTCATCAAAAATCTCAAGGAAAAGAACTTTACCGAAGTTCGTAAGTGGGTCGTCAATAATCTTGATAATGACTCTAGCGTACTTCTTCGCCGTCTTTACGATGCTCTTCTTGTATCCCTTGAAAACGCTAGTATTCCTTCTGCTGTGCTTATTATTGCTAAGTATCAGTACCAAGTTGCATTTGTTGCAGATCAGGAAATAAATCTATTGGCAGCATTGACTGAAATTATGTGTGAGTGTGAGTTCCGTTAAGTAACTCCACTACTAAATAGAAGTGGACCAGTTCATAAAGCATCAGGACAAAAACCAGTTTATTCTATAAGTCTTCAGGGAGAGGCAGCAAAAAGGTGGACTGAATTAATGAAACCTTATCTTGGAAATAGACGCCGAGAAAAGTATGAAATGATTATGGAGAAATTGAATGCCAATTAGTCAAAAACAACTAAAAACCTGTTTGAGGTATCCTGGCGGCAAAAGCAGAGCAGTCGCTAAAATGGATCCATACTTTCCAGATTTACGCAACTATGAGGAATTTCGTGAACCATTCTTAGGTGGAGGTAGTGTTGCAATCCATGTCACTAAGAAGTATCCCAATCTTAAAATTTGGGTGAATGATCTTTATAATCCTCTGTATAATTTCTGGTCAATTCTTCGTGATGAATCACAGGAATTGTATGAAGTTTTGAAAGGATACAAAGAAGATCTTGGAGATGTTCCAGATAAAAGCGATGCTACCCTAGCAGAACTAGAAGCATACTATGAAAAAGGTAAAGAACTTTTCAATGAAATGAAGGTTCAACTCAATCATCCAGAAGCAGAAGACTTCTATCGTGCAGTTGCTTTCTACATTATCAACAAGTGTAGCTTCTCTGGTCTTACCGAAAGTTCTTCTTTTTCTGGACAAGCAAGTGTTAGTAACTTCTCCATGAATGGTATCGAAAAGATCCCTGAGTATGGCAAGTTGATCAAAGATTGGAAGATAACTAATTATTCATATGAAAGTTTACTGATGTCAGATGACAAATCTGTATTTGTTTATCTTGATCCTCCTTATGATATTAAGGACAACCTCTATGGGCGTAAAGGATCAATGCACAAAGGATTTGATCACGATAAGTTTGCTGCTGATTGTGATGCTTGTTATATGCACCAACTAATAAGTTATAATTCAGATCAACTAGTCAAAGATCGTTTCAAGAAATGGAAGACTGGTGAGTTTGATTTGACTTATACTATGCGTTCTGTTGGTGAATATATGCGTGAGCAAAAAGACAGGAAAGAACTTTTACTGTTTAATTATAATAAAGACTTGTTATGGAATTGAAGGATTGGTTGAACTCAATTAATTTTACGAAGGAAGATTTATCTGAAGATATTGGATCTTATCCCCCATACATTATCAATCGTTGTTTATCTGGACATATAGATTGTATTCTATTTGCAAATGAGATGAATATGAATTCTCATATTGACAAAGATATGCAGTATCTATTTTATCTAAATAGTCTTAGGAAACGGAAGAGATTTTCTCCCTGGCTCCGTAAAGATAAAGTCAAAGATTTAGAATGCGTTAAACAATACTATGGTTATAG